AGATCACGCCCGAGAGCATCATCCAGGCGTGCAGCCTTCCCGGTGGGTTCAGTGCCAATGCTTCCACTGCGGCGCAGATCTTCAACGCCTCGCTTGCGTCATTGCAAAGCACCCTCACACTTTCTGCGATCGAGCCTGCTACGTGGCAGGCTCTGGACGGCTCCCTGGCCGAGGCCGTCAAGCCGAACGTTGACCCTGTGGTGATGGCCCGCAAGCCACTGGCCGGCACCGTGGCCGCGAACGTGCTGGAGCACGGCACCGGGGCGCTGAATGTGGACGAGTGTCGGGTAGGGACGAATGACGGACTTGGGCGCCCTTATGGCGGCGACAACAAGGTTTATGGCAGCTATGGCATGGAACGCGGAACCAGGACCGGCGATGCGCTCACTGGTAGATGGCCCGCCAATTTCTGCCACGACGGCAGCGACGAGGTGGTGGGGTTGTTTCCGCAGACGGCGAGCGGAGACCTGACGCCATACCTCAACCAATCCCGCAATGGCCACGCAGGCGTAAACAGCGAATGGAAAACGGTCACCCGCGCAGGCGACTCCGGCAGCGCCGCCCGGTTTTTTTATACCGCCAAGGCCAGCAAGGACGACCGCGACGACGGCAACACCCACCCCACCGTCAAGCCCACCGACCTGATGCGCTACCTCTGCCGCCTCGTCACCCCACCCGGCGGCGTGGTGCTTGATCCCTTCATGGGCTCAGGCTCGACAGGCAAGGCGGCCATGCTGGAGGGGTTCGGCTTCATCGGCATTGAACGGGAGCCCGCGTACCACGCCATCGCCGAGCAGCGGATCAGTAGAGCCCAGGCAGCCGGGCACCAGCCCGACCTGTTTGCCGGGGTTGCCGCATGACCCCCATCCGCGCCCCTGACCCCTCCGCACGCCTCGCCCTGCTGGAGCTGGAGCGTGATGCCAATGCCAGCAAGACCCAGGTCCCCATCGTCGGCAGCTTTGAGGCCTACATCCGCTCGGTCTGCCCCTCGTTCCCCTGGAGCGCCCACACCCACCGTCTAGTGGCCCTGGCGCAACGTGTGGCTGATGGTGAGATCCGACGCCTGATGGTGGAGCTTCCCCCGCGCCATTACAAAAGCACCATCTTTTCGATCTTCCTGCCCGGCTACTTCCTGCGCTGCTACCCGAATCGCTCAGTCGGCATCGGCTGCCATACCGCCACCCTTGCTGAGGGGTTTAGTCAGGATGCCCGCGACTATTTCACCGCTTCCGGTGGTACCCTCTCACCCACCTCGGGAGGTGTGAAGAAGTGGGGGACCAGCGGCATCGGTGGCCTCTGGACTGCTGGCGTAGGCGGAGGCACCGGCAACCCTGGTGATCTGATCGTGGTGGATGACCCGATCAAATCCCGCGAGATGGCCGATTCCGCCGCCTGGCGCCGTCAGGTTCACTCGTGGTGGGATTCGGTGCTCAGCACACGGGAAGAACCGGGCAATGCCGTGGTGATCGTTCACACCCGCTGGCACAGCAATGACCTGATCGGTTACCTGCTGACCAAGAACGAGGAACTGGAGAAGGAGGGGCTCACTGCCCAATGCGAGCCCTGGCATGTGGTTTCAATGCCGATCGAGGCCACCCCTGCCAACGCGATCAAGCCCCTGCCTCGCACGGTCACCCGTGAGCAGGACGATCGCGAGCCTGGCCAGGCCCTCGACCCAACCCGCTTCGATGAGGCGTGGATTGAACGCAAGCGGGCCAACACCCCCCGCCGGGACTGGGAAGCGATCTACCAGCAGGCACCCACTGAAAGCGCCGGGACGATCTTCAGCCGCGACACCCTGCGGTTCTATGTGCTGCCTGGCCAGAAAGGGGAGGAAGGTGATGTAGTGCTGCCCGAGTACGGCATCCGCAAGTTGGCATCAGTGGACGCCACCTTCAAGGATTCAGCCGGTTCCGACATGGTGGGTATCGGCCTATGGCTGCAGACCCAAGAGGGCATGTTCAGGATCGATCAGGTGAACCGCCGCATGGGCTTCACCGACACTCTCGACATGCTGCGCCGCCTGCAGCCGGTGTGGAAATTCAATGAGCTGCTGATCGAAGACAAGGCTAACGGCCCAGCGATCATCGACACACTCAAGCGTGAAGCGGCCTATGCCGTCCATGCCGTCAACCCCCTCGGCGGCAAGGTGGCACGGGCTGAGGCCGCTTCAGTGATGTTCCGCCAGGGCCGTGTGTTCCTGCCGCGTCATTCCCCATGGCTAAGCGAGTACGTGGGACAGGTGATGGCCTTCCCATCGGGCACCTTTGATGACCTTGTGGATGAAACCACGCAGGCACTGAACTTCTGCGCGAGCACCGGCCCCATGCGGATCACCACCGCCACCTATGGCCACGGCTCCAACGCACTGCTGCAGCAGCCGGAACCCCCACCACCCCGGCGGCGGTCCCCTATCCCCGGCTTCCGATGAACACCCACCAACCCACCCAGCCAATGAGCATCACACCCCGCGACCCGCACCTACCGCCGCCTGAAGTTGTCGATTGGCTGCTGGGGCAGGACTGGTCAGGGGAAATCCCCGAGACCCGGATTGACTATCAAGGAGGCAACCCTACCGGAATCGCCGGAAGTACGTTGCTTTGTTGGCAGCAGGCCTACGTTGATATTGGTGCAGATGCAGGTGGTCGCATTTTTCTGGACTCCGATGCGCTAGATGCTCTTCGCAAAGACCATGACGGCAGAAGGTTGGGATCGTGAACATCTTCCACCTACTCCGCCAGCTTCGCCTGTACGCCCTCGCTCAGCGACTGGTCCCATTCCCCCTGCCCGCAACAGAGCGCGAGCTACGCCGCTGGGACGCCCTCGGCGAGGCTTACACCGCCCTGTTGGAGATCAAGCACGCCGACAACCTGCAAGCCGCCCGTGAGTTTGCAGGGGCTGCCGCCGATCGCGTTCGTGAGTCTTGCCGCCTGCCATGACCACCATCTCCACGCCACAACCCACCGATACCCTCCCGGAGCCCCCCAAGCGCAGGCGCCGGGAGCGTAAGGGTGCGCCACTAGAACAACCGGCCAAGCCTGGAGCACCACCGCGCACTGAACTATCCGAGCGGCTGATTGTCGAGAACCAGGGACTAGCCGAGGCAGCCGCTGCTAAGTGGTCCCGCCGCTGCTCCCGCCCCTTTGAAGATTTCATCGGCCCTGCCCTAGAGGGGCTGATCAACGGGTGCCGCCGCTATGACCCGCACAGGATCAACCCCGCCACAGATCGCCCCTATGCGCTCTCAACCTGCGTGTGCATGTTCATCGAGGGGGCCATCAAGCACCACATTCGGGACCACGGCTACGACGTGAAGATGCCCAGCAAGTGGCGGGAGCACTACCCCAGGGTGCGGCGCTTGATTGCCGAAGGTCAGACGCTTGCGCAGATCGTCGAGGCCTTGCCGGTGTTCACCGAGGAGGAGATCACCGAAATGCTTGGCGGCATGGTCGGCACGGTGGAGCTGGAGGATGAGTTGACCCTGTTCAGCTTGCACCAGCCACAGGCCACCGAGGTAGCTCTCGCCCCAGCGCTCTATGCCCTCACCGATGCAGCGTTCGCCAACCTGCGCCCCGCTGATCGTGGGCTGCTAGAGCGGTGGGCAGCTGATCCATTCAAGCGGGCCTACCCCTCGGGGCCGATGATTCAGTTCCACAATCGCCTGAAGACGCAACTGCGTGGCCGCACCCTGGAGCAGTTCCGCCAAGGGCTGCTAGGTCTTGACGTTGTCATCGTTGCCCCTGCACCCCGCGAGCGGCGCCCCCGCCAGCCCAGGCCCGCACCGGTCGAGGTGGTGCAGCCGTCCCTGTTCCCCCGCCGCAAACCCCATCCGAAGGCCGTGAAGCTCTAAGCGGAAAGCTCCACTAGCAGGCAAAGAGTACGGGCAGGCGGCGGTGCATTCTGAACATCCTGGAACCGACCCGAAGTTGCCATCGTTCCGGCATCCGATCTTGCGGGAGCACGCCGAGGATCTGGAGCGAGCCTATGATGCTTGGTATTGCCTGAAGGGTGAGGCGACCAAGCGGAAGTATCTGCCGGCCGAACCAGCGGAACCGCCTAACGCCTATGAGGGCAGGCTGGGCCGTGCGGTGTTCGCAGACTTCTTCCGGGCTGGCATCGAAGCCTTCGCAGGGGTGCTATCGCGCAGCGACCTAGTTAACCCGCCGCCGACTTTTGAGAAGGCGATGGACAACATTGATCTAGAGGGTAATAGCCTTGAGGCGTGGTGGCTCACCGTGGATGCCCTATGCCTCCGCGATGGTGGGGTGCCGGTCCTGGTGGAGATGCCTGATGGCCAGCCTACCGATGGGGCCAGCGAGGCTGCACTGAAGCGGCGCCCGTATCTGGTCAGCCGCACCCGTTCAACGTGCCTGAACTGGCGGACGGCCATCGTCAATTCGGTGGAGGTTGTGACCCGCTGCACATTCCTGGAATGGGCTGAGGTTAATTCCCCTGATGGCGATTATGGGGTGATCTATGAGGAGCGATACCGGGTGATCGAGGCAGGGAAGTGGACGCTGTACAAGCTGACAAAGCAGTCTGACGGCAGGCTGACTATTGACAAGGTGGATGAAGGCCAATACCTGGACGCCAAACAGAAGCCGCTGCCGATCTGCCCGGTGGTTTGGTATCCAGCCGAGAAGGCCGGGTTCGGCAAAGGTGGGCAGCCGCTCCGTCAGGTGGTTGAGCACTGCTTCCAGCATTTTCGGAAGTCCAGCGATCTGGAGGAGAAAACCCATAAGTGCGCCATGCCGGTGCCAGTGAGGAAGGGCGCCCCTCCGCCGATGCCTGGCCAAGCGGTCACACCGCTGGTGATTGGCCCTAACACGGCTGTCGATGTTGACAAGGACGGGGACTTCTTCTTCCGCGAACCCGAAGCCACATCCCTAGCTGAACAACGGGAACAGATCAGGGAAGTGGTTGAGCTGATCAATCAGCAGCTGCTGGGTTTCCTCAGCGGTGATAGCAAGATCACCAAGACTGCCACCCAGGCGCAACTGGAAGGCGGCAGGACGCAGGTGAGCATCAAAGCCATGGGCGAGCGCAAGAAGTCCGTCATGCAGTCCATCCTGGCGATCTGGTGCCTCTATACCGGGGAGGAGCTACCTGTCGGCGCTGGCCTCACGATGGATGAGAACGCTTTTGTCCCGCCGCTCGATGCGCAGGGCGCCAAAGCACTGATGGACTTAGCCGGTGGTGAGCCGCTGATCAGCCAGGAAAGCGCGGTGGAGGAGCTGCAGCGCGGTGGCTTCAACCGGGCAACGAGCAGCGTGGAAGACGAGATGGAGCGGATTCGCAAGGAGCGGCCGATGCTGGGGGCGCCAACACCAGGGCGGAACGACACGACCACGCCGCTGGATATGAGCACACCGCTGGATGAGTCACAGCCGGCGGCAGCCTGAGCGGAAAGCTAAGCCGTAACCACAGAGTCACCCCATGACTTCAGCGGAACAGCTTTACGAAGCAATCAGCAAGGCTATCTCCGAATCCCTGTGCAGCCTGTTCGAGGTGGTTGGTGTGCTGGAACTGGCCAAGCAGGAGTTGGTGCTCGCCAGCTTTGACGACGATTCCGACGATGAGGAGAAGGGCGAATGAAAGCCGCGTCAAATTGGAGCCTTGTTATCGTGGGCTGCTTTTATCTGTTTGCAAGGAATGCAAACATACTTGACCATGCAGTTGCTATTGGGATGATTATTGCGGGCACTTGCTTTTTGATTGACTCGCACACCGCCTAACCCGATGGCCCAGGGTGACCGCATCATCAGCAGCGTAGACAGCTACGCCGCCATCCTCGATGAGCTGGAGGGGCGGATGGTGGAGAACACCACCGCCATGCTCCGCACCGCCCTGGATCGCGTCCTAGACGACCTGAAGCGGCATTACAGCGCCTACCTGAACGCCGTGGGCCCCGAGGCCCTGGATCCCGAGGGGAACACGATCAGGGCCCCCGGTGCTTACAGCTCCGGCGAGGCGACAGCGAAATACCAGGCCATCCTCAGGGATGCTCAGCAGTTCCTACCGCCTGAGGAGATCGCAGCTTGGCAGAGGCGGTTCACGACCGATCTAGTCGAGGCCCTTTCCGTTGGTGGTGAGGCGGCTGCAACACTTCAGGGCATCGTGACCGGCGCCACCGCCACCTATGCCGGGGCCAACCCGTTGGCGATTCGTGCAGCCACCCAGGCCGCCACCGCCTTCATGGAAGGCGAAGCCGCCCGGTTCCGTGATCAGATCGCCCAGATCGTCAGCGAGGGTGTGGCGCGTGGCTGGGGCTCAAAGCGGCTGGAGCGGCAGATCGCTGGGGCACTGGAGGGCACAACCGACCCCACGGGCAAGACGGCCCGCATTGGGCTCCGGCAGCGGGCTGAGGTGATCGCCCGATCAGAGCTGGCCAACGCCTATGTGAAGGGGGCCATAGACCACAACCTGAAAGAAGGCTTCGCGTTCATCCGTTGGGTCGCTGCCACCGATGAGCGAGCCTGCCGGTGGTGCCTCAGCCGCCATGGGCAGATATTCCCGGCCGATCAGGTGACGATCCCTGCTCACCCGCAGTGCCGCTGCACCCCGGTTCCGGTGCCTGCCAATGAAGTGCTGGAAGAGGATGCGGTGATTCGTGACACCTTGCTCGATGGTGAGTTCTGGCGGGAGGAGCAGGCGGCAGGCGTGAGGGCCCTGGCCACGGCTGAGGGGATCAGTGAGGAGAAGGCTAGGCAGCTGCTGCAGCGGGCGCTGACGACACCAACAGCTAGCGAGCGCTACCTCTTCCCCGATCGCAAGCGCAGCATCCCGCCCTCGGCGCCGTTGGATGCTCCGGCAGGTGGGCGAACGTTTAGTGAGGCGGTGGGGGAGCTGGCGGCTAGGAGGGCAGCGGCTAGGGGGTGATAGGCGGAGGAAAGGGATGATAGGTAAAGTCTTCAATTATGTATCGGGCATCTGCCGCTGTTTTTAGCAATCCGAACTCCAGTAATTCGTTACACCTAAAAAGCCACTCACGCAAATTATTCCTCAGGTACGGACTCCTTTCAACATCTTTGCACATTGAGAATAAAGCGCCTAGCGTGTCACCCCTATCACAAAAGTCAAAGGCGCGTTGCTTGCACCATTCCAGGTACTGCTCAGGTGTTTGCATGGTGATGGTTGACAATGTGGTTGACAAAGCGGGGCTCAGTGGTTGTCAAACTCGATGTGAAGCCACTGCCGGGGCTCGATCGTCAGCGGAGCAGGCCAGAAGCCGTGGCGCTTGCACATGCTCACGTCTCTCCACCACTGCTGCAGCGGGAGGCGGTTCACAAGGCGAATCCATGCCCGCGTTAGCTGGCTGCTGTCGAAGGTGATCACCTCCCCAGTCTCCGGGTTGCACGCGAACACATTGCCAATCCTGCGGCCCGTGCGGTCGTAGACGGTGGCGCCGTTGGGGTACTGCTCGCGGAAGGCGGGGGTGGTGGCGTCAGGCATTGGTGGGCTCCGAGCAATCCAACACTAAAACGCGGCGCAATTCCAGCTTATGCGGGCCATCCTGGTTGTACTGGGAAAGGTAGTTACGGCCCTCTCGGATTGCATCATCCAGTGTTGGCGCACTGCCTCCAGCCTGCTCGCAGTCTTCGCTATCGATGACCGAAAACTCATAACGGTCATTTAGCACCCCCTGTGCTGGCGGAGCAGCAGGGCCATCGTGGCAGCCGCTGAATCCAGGATGCGCCAGGATCGCCTTGGCGTCTTCTGGATAGGTGTCGTACCTGCCATCCACTTCTTCAAGGATCTGGGCCAACGCCAGGATGTGGTCTACATCGGGATCCGCAGGCGCAAAGGGGTCCACCCCCTCGGTCAAGCGCATCAGGTTGGCCACGTTCACCGGCTGAGCGGCGGGCTGAGCAACCGTAGCAGGCCAGTGGGTGATGGCGGCGGTGGCGGTGATCATGTCGTGCAAGATTTTGCGAAAGTCTTCGGACTGGCACCACGCAACAGGAGCGGTGCTGGGGGCTTCTGGGTTAGTCATCGGTAGGGGGTGGTAAGGGGATTGGTCGCGTGGTGTCGTCAGCCGCATTCAATAGCAACATACTCAGCGGCTTCTGAGTCGCTTTGGGTTACCGGAAGGCCGTGGTAGCCACCGCGCAATCTTCCACCTGGGGCGTATATGTGCCTCTCTTTGCAATAAAGCTGAAACGCACGGCTGCCTAGAATGACCTCAGTAGGCTCATGATCCCTTTGCTCGACCTCAGCGAGAAGCTCGTCTAGCCGTTCGCTGACCAGCTTCCCGGATGACAGTCGCTCGCCTTCCTCGGCAGCCTTCAACACCTTGCGGGCGTGATCCATGGCCATGGCCAGTGGATCGCCCTCGGCTGGCTCCATCTCCAACCCGTCAACAGCATCGGCTAGCTGCTTCAGGGCTGCGCGGAAGAGGGCCTCGTCGGAGAATTCATTCATGGTCGGTCTGTGGTGGTGAAGGGGGTGCCGGAGGTACAACGGTCCCTGCGCAGAACAAGGAACCCTCCGGCTCGCCCATCATAAGCCATTGCAGTTTCCTAAGCCACCACGGCAAGCTAAGGAAACGCAACGGCCCCATGCCCCCTCCTGATCTACGTGCGTTCCTGACCCTCCACGCCACCGTTGGCGCCAGGGATGAGGAGGCCACCCGCCAGGTACTGCGTGATGTGGCCCTGAACCTGCCGCAACGCACCGCCCACAAGGTGATCTCGATGCTGGAGCGTTCGATCGGCGTGGGCGCGCGGGTCTGGCTGCAGAAGCTCGCCTAGGTGTCCCGCCACCGGATTGAGGGATCAGAGCTGGTCCCCAAGCGGGCCACAAAGAGCAGCTTCAGACGCGAGATCATCAACGCCTGGGATGGTGCCTGCGCCTACTGCGGGTGCGAGCCGGAAAAGATCACGCTCGACCACGTGATCGCCAAGGCGAACGGCGGGATGACCGTTAGGGGCAACCTTGTGCCGGCCTGCGCAGAATGCAACGTGTCGAAAAACCACTGTGACGTGTGGGCCTGGTATCACTCGCAACCGTTCCACACTGCCGCGAGGGAGGAGCGGATTAGGAGCTGGCTAGCACAGGGCTGATCACTTCGCCTTCATGCCCCCGCCCTTGGCCTTCGCTGGCTTCGGCTTCTTCGGCATGGCCTGCTTTTTGCCCTTGCCCATTGCCATGCCCTTGCCTGCTTTGTCGTTGTACACGAAATCACCGATCACTACCTGAGGTTTCCTGGAAACCTGGGCTAGATCGTGCGACGCCATGACCGTCCCCGTCCTGAACAGCCTATGGCGGATCACCCCAAGGGATGACCGTGAGCTAATTCGGAGTTATGCGGGCTGGCCCTTGTCGGTGACCAACCTCACCGAACTAACGGCAACTCTCAACCGGGTGGCGATCACCTCCACTGCTGCCGTAACCCAGGTCCAACGATGGATCGACGAGATCGAGAACCTGGAAGCGGACTACGCGGAGAAGGTGGAGATCGGGACGGCCCACCTCGGCAATGCAGCGAGCTACGAAGGCCCAACCCCTGGAGAGACCCTGAGCCGCGACGACCTGAAGAAGAGGGCCGACGTGCTGGAGTGGGATACCAGCCTGCTGCGGGTGAGGTACGAATCGGGTGGCGCTGGTGGGACGGCCGGCGCCGTGCTCGGCGGACGTATGGAGTCCTTGAAAGAGCGGATCTTCCAGACGCTGGGAATCCAACCGGTCAGCGGCAGCGGCAGCGGAATGGCGATGCTGGTTCGTAGCTGATGGCTACCGACTTCGCCGAATACGCCAACCTGCGGATGGTGTGGGCACCGCCGGGGACGATCACGAACTTCCGTGCTGGGGTGCCTGCTGCTGGCCCTGCGGTAGTGGTCGAGGCGTTTGCCAAGCCGCAAGGCAGGAGCGAGCAGGATCTACCGGGGGTGAAGGCGGGCTCGCTGATGCTCGAAGGATTTATGACCCGCTGGGCGCTGCTGGGCTCCGCAAACTGGCTGGTGGCCGGTGCTTCCCTCACGTGGGATGAGACGGGCTACAGGCCCGCTGGTATGCTGCCAGGGGCCACAGGGCAGGCTGTGCTCACTGATCTCACCGTGCTGCCCACACTGGCCGATGGTGCCGAACAGGGGCAGCTGCAAATCCTGGAGTTCCCGTTCGGAGTCGGCGGGATCGGCAGCGAGCTGCGCGAGGCCCTGGGGGACAAGTTTAAGGCTGCCCTGTTCACTGCAATCTGAGCCATGAGCATCCGGGTAGAAACCACGGTCACCGGCCCCGGCCCTGGGGAGTTGAACCAGATGCTGCAGGAGATCAGCCGCAGCACGCTGGTTGAGTTGTTCGGTCGTTATCAAGCATCGTTCAATCCCTCGGCGTGGAATTGGCCACGGGAAACGAAGCGCCGCGTGGGGGTCGTTGCGAGCCCGCGCAACATCGTGGACATCGGCACCCTGCGGCAAAGCGGCACCTATTCTTTCATGGATCCCTACACGATGGAGGCCCGCTGGAGCGCCCAGTACGCCACCGCCGTGCATGAAGGAGCCCGCCTGCGCAACGGCACTATTCTCCCGGCCAGGCCTTGGACTGATGCGGTCAGGGGCACGGTGCAGGCATCGGGGATCCCGGTGTTCCCGCTTGGCCGGAAGCTGCAGCAACGCATCCAAAGGGCGGTAGCGGGGTCGTAGAGCGCTAGATGCCTACCACCTCGCGCAGGCTGCCGTCTGGGCCGCGAAGGATGAAGTTGCCGCGATTCATTTCGTTCTCCTTTGCCAGCTTGTAAAGAGCTATTGCCCGAGCAAAAATGGCACCCTTTGAAAGGCCGTGCTCTCGTTCAATTTCTTCAAACTCTGCTGCAAGTTCATACGACATGCGCACGGTAAATCTTGTCGGGGGCTGCTTTGCTTGTCCCATGGTCGGTCGGTGGTGTGAGCTGGAGGGTGGTGGCGGGGTTTTGACTTCAATAATCCTCGTCAGCCTCAAGAGGAACACATTCAAACGGGAATAGGTGCGTTTCGTCCGCCACTAAACAGCGCACCCAAGATTTTCTATTTGGATCCCAGGTAAAGCCGCATTGCTTGGCGATATCTTTTTGCATGTATGGAATTTTTGCAGCATACAAACATGACTCCCCTTGTTGATAATCAATATCTTCGGCATCCATTGCCTTAAAGGCAAAGTCAGGGTTTCTAGTTTCAGTAACAAAAAGAACTGAGTAAATACTTCTTGCCCCAGGGTCGGATTCGTACAACCCTTCAGACCATTTCGCGGGATCGTACCAACGCAGTCCTAAAAGCGGTAACGTTACACTGCTTGTCGCAACTACTTCCCGTGTTAACATTTCTCTAAAAAATGGACACAGCACGTAATCAGAAGCTTTTACGAAAGCACGAATTGCGTTGAATGTCACGTCTAAAAAATCATTGCTACGTACTTCCTTGAAATCTTCTTGCGTTAAGCATGTTTCAAGCTGAAGAAGCTCTCCACCTCCTCCGGGTTTCCACAATGCCATTGAAATAAGCAATACTCTTGAAGGGCCAGATCCTATATTGAGAATATTGAGAATCAAGCCAGTGCCGGTTTCATCTTTGCGCTTGCTCATGGCCGGTTGGTGGTGGTGAATGGGGTGCCGGGTGGGACGCCCCCTGTAGCGCAAGCCGCAAGGACCACCCAGCCCCCACATCATAAGCCATTGCGGTTCCCTAAGCCACAACGGCAAGCTGAGAAAACACAACCGCAGCACCGTGCCGCTTCCCTTTGTCACCGCCCCAGAGATCCGGGTCGAGCAGGTGGGGGACGAGACCACCGGCATCCTGGAGTTCCCAGTGTTCAACAGCCTGCTGGCTGGGGAGCGGATGATGCTTGATGAGATCGACTACCAGAGCACGGTGAACGAGCAGACCCACCGGCTGGCCCGCATCATCCAAGAGATCGACGAGCTACCAGAGGAAGACGCCAAGTTGGTGGGCACTCGCCTGATGGCCCGCCACATCGGCATCCCGGTAGTGCTGGAGCCTAGGGAGGACTACATCCGCCAGCGTGAGCACCGCCTGATCCGCGAGATCGACAACCGCCTGTCAGCCCAGAACGAGGCCCAGGTCACCCGGCTGGTCACCGCAGCGGTCCGCTACCGGCTGGGCAAGGTGGATCCCGAATGCCTCGCCTGGACCGACGACCTTACCCGCGAGATGACCGAGGGGCTCCGTAATGCCATCTATGCCTTCATGTTGCGCGAGCAACGCGGGGGCGCTGCACCGGCTGATCCCGAGGCCACGCTGCAGCTGATGGCCGACAGCCTGGGAAAGCCCAACCTGCCCCAACCGACTGGGGAGCCATCTTCTGGCAGCTCTGCGACCTCTGGCCTCGCCATCACGCCTTCACCAGCGAGCACTTCGCCTGGTGCCCGGAAGTCACCATCTGGGAAGCGCTCGAAGCCGGAACTCGCCTCCTGAGGGAGCGGCTGCACGCGGCAGAGCGGCCGATCGCCAATTTCCACGCCTGGTATGCCAGCGCTCACCGGGACACCGAGAAGCGCCGCGAGCCGTTCACGATGGAGGAGTTCTGCTGGTTCCTGCCGCCCAAGGATCAGGACGCTGCCGAGGGGCCCCCTTCTGCTGCCGGTGCGGCGATGCTGGCCCTGTGCGAGGCGAGGCAGGTGCCAGGGTTCGCCATGGCCTTCTACGACGCTCTGGCCACCGCCGGGGAGGGGACGCCACCGCCATCACTGCTGGCCCTGCTGGCAGACGATGCCCTGTTGCTCGCCCCGGTGGAACATCAGGACGGCTGGCGGGGGCTCCTGCTGGCGGAAGACACAGCAGCGGGGCAGGAGCGGGTCTTCAGGCAGGCGGATGATCCGCAGCGGGTGGTGACCCTGTTGCTGCCGATCGCTCCCGATGCTGCAGCGCCAGCATGGGCGGCGGCAGATTCATGGCTGCCCATCGTTCGATCTGGCGATAGCAATCCTCCACCGCCTGCGCTGCAGCCTGAATCGATGTGAAGTAGCCCAGCGACCACCGCCTTCCAGCCCACCACACGCGAGCCTGATACGGGCGCCGTGCGTTATGGGGACAGTGGGAAACGCCGCGAGGGTAAGAAGCCATGCCTCAGCTTTCCCGTTTAAGCCGCTGAGAGGGCTTAAGCCATAGCGGGAAACTGCGAGGTAACGCACCGGCAGCGCCGGAACAATCATGTCCCAAGCATGGGAACAGGCCTACGGCTTTAGGTTCTTCTTCACCCCCCTCAAGTCTTCGGCGGTTGACCTTAACCGCATCAACCTCGGCGGGCTTGGCACCGGCAGGTTCATTGACAACACCACCCTGCAAAGCTCCACCGCCAAGGTGATCACCGCTGGCACGGGTGACACGTTTGCCTTTGGTGTTGGCACCAAGGCGGTTACCAATGCCGTGAGCACCAGCACCACCGCAACCCTGACCTTTGCTGATGCCCATGGCATCACGGTGGGCAAGCGGATCGCGGTGAAGGACTTGCCTGCCCCCTTCACCACGCTCAACGGGTCTTTCGTGGTGACAGCAGTTACGACCACCTCGCCGCACACCCTGACCTATGCCCTGACCGGTTCGGCGATCACCACTGCCGCCGTAACTGCTGGTGTGGTGGCCCCCTCACTCCTGCTCGACGGGACCGATCCCCCGTTCCGCCTGCTGGGGCTGACCAATATCCAGCCCAGCAACAGCACCACCAAAGAAAGCGTCACCACCTACGACGACGAGGCAGGCAGCTACAACACCCCGATTCCTACCGCCAGGGACAAGACCTGGAGCCTGTCCGGGGCGATGAACTTCGCCGATCCTGCGTGGCGTGCCATGCGGATCTGCGAGGAGTTCAACGTGAGCGAAAAGCTCATGGTTGAGTACGCCGTCATCGGCCCGAACAACGGGAAGCAGGTGGAGTACGGCTATGGCTTCTTTGAGAGCTACCAGCCTGAGCAGGCTGCTGGCACGGTGATCAAGTTCCAGGTGAGCTTGGCCGGTTACGGCAAGGTCGGCCTTGATCTGCTCTGATCATGGCGATCACTGTTCGGGGGGAAACGTTTCAGGGCTATAACAAGCCCAAGCGGACCCCCCAGCACGCCACTAAGAGCCATGCGGTGCTGGCCAAGGAGGGTGAGAAGGTCCGGCTGATCCGGTTCGGTCAACAGGGGGTGAGTGGCGCCGGGAAGAACCCGCGTACCGATGCCCAGAAAGCCCGCCGTGCGAGCTTCAAGGCCCGCCATGCCGAGAACATCGCCAAGGGCCCGATGTCAGCAGCCTGGTGGAGTTCGCGCACCAAATGGGCTATAGTTGGAGCGCTGTTGAGTAACTTATTAGTTAGCAGTGCTTCCTGTTGAAGACGCACGTATCACCCTTAAAGGTGGCCGCTGGTCCGCAGTCTGTAAATGCGGCCAGCGGAGTGCTTTTGCGTCTAAAAACAGTTGCATGCGTATGCTTGAAAGAGGAACCTGCAGGCTTTGCAGGAAAGATTACAGAAACGTACTTTGTAGCGTTCCGGTTTACAGGAGAGCAGACGGAAAGTGGTGCAGCACCTGCTCGGGTTGCGGCAAAGAGCAGGCATATACAAGAAAAGATCATGCCAAACAAAGTGAACTTGGCGATTGGCAGTGCAAGCCATGCGTTGCGCGCTCTAAAGGTTTTTCAGAGAACATGCCGGTTGGTGACGTTTTGCGGCTGTACAACCGATTTAGCAAGCTCGCACTTAATCGCAAAATTGCCTGGAATGTGTCGGTTGAGCAGTTTGAAGCCTGTTTTACTGGCAAGTGCGCGCTCACTGGGTGGGAGATAAGCATGGGATACGAAACTCAAACTGCAAGCCTTGACCGTATTGACTCATCAAAACCCTACGAGCCGGGGAACATTCAGTGGGTGCATCCTATGGTAAATATGAGCAAAAACAAGTATACACAAAAAGATTTTATAGACATGTGTAAAGCGGTTGCCAGCCAGGCGCAACTGTTGTGATTAAACGGTGGACCTACTCAGTTATCCAGAAATCCCGTTGTTTGAGTTGATGGCCCCGGTACTGCCGGGGCTTTTTCATGCCTGCCGTACTTGATGGGTACTTGACGGGTACTTGATGCCCTTACGCCTCAGCACTAAACAGCTGGCTGACGCGCTCCACGCGCTTTGCCCAGGTGTCGCCACCCTCACGCCCCTTGCACGGGTTGATGCAGGCGGGGTCGTTGACCATGTTGCAGACCAGGCTTGCTAGGTCAAGCTCTGAGGCTTTCTTGCCGGTGGCCCAGTACAGCTGCTCGCCTAGCCAGCGGGCGCCGCAACGTGGGCAGGAGCGGGCTTCCATGACTGGGGCTTCCATGGCGGGCGGGCAGTGTTGCGGGAGGTTTCCTGGTGCTACTGCTGTGACAGAACTTCCGCCTTGCACACAGCCATGGCAATATTGGTTTCCATTTGCTCTAAAGGCGTCATACGGCTCCAAATAGCGTCTAGTTGGCTGTCTGTTATTTTTTCGTTACTTTCGTCTTCACCGGTAAGGACTTGAGAAGTGTACTTTCCTGCAAGCACGCAAGAAAAACGGTGCATGTATTCATGCACGATATCCGACATTTCATAATTGAGAGCGGTAGGGTCTTTGACTAGCCCAGCCTTGCGATAATGAGCAAAGCAAGCCTCGTCAATCGGTGGAAGCGCAGTCATGGCCGCTCCTCCATGAATGCCCGCACTTCCATCAGGGAAAAGCTTACTCGCTGGCCAGTGGTAGCGTCAATAAAAGAGATCCCCTGGGAACCGCTAGGATGAGCCCAGCTTCCGCGTGAGCTTGGTCCATGGGGGCCACATGACGGACCATGCAAGGCATCTTCTTTTGGATAAAGAGTGCCCATGATGTAGTCGGTGTGTCTGACCACACTTGTGTTGCCGTCGTGCGGGGATCTTTCTTCCCAGTTGGTAAATTCAAAAGCGTCAACATCAACGGTATCCATCTCCACTTCAAACCATTGGCCTAAAGCGTAAATGCCGGTGATGTAGCGGGAGTCAATCGAGAGAGACATTGGAGGTGGTGGCAGTGGTGGACTGTTTGGATTTGGTAAGAACAAAAGGCGTCAGCCATTCGACTACGCCTTCTTCGCAAAGGGCTTCGATGAACTTTGGGTTTTTGTTTAGGACTTCTGCTAATTTGGGCGTGCAGAAAATTATCTCTGTCTTGCCTATTGCGTGAGCCTTTGCGTGCTTCAAGACAATCTCCAGGCCCCTTTTAATGGCGTGACCGCTATTGCTGAGCCCTAGCAAGGCTGCGGTCTGGTCGGCAGCCTTTTTAGCTTCCTTGTTCAGTGGCCAAATGTAACCACTATCTTCGTCTTTGCTCATGGCGTGGCTGGGGGTACCAGGGCAATCACTAAATCGCCATCTGTATAGCAGGTGATTACAACTTCTTTGCAAAGGTGTCTTTGCGCTTCTATTGGTGCATACCTGCGCTCCCAAGGGCCTGGTTTTTGACAGGTTTCTACAAGATTTACTGTGTCGTCTCTTGACAGGTAACTACAAACAATATCATTAGTTAGCTGAAAACTGGGCATTAGCGGATCGTAACGACTACCCTCCGGCGTGCCGTATGCAAACCCCAGCGCCTTTTTACGGCGCCTTGCTTCTCCCATGGTCGGTCGTGCGGTGGTGGCTTTCGCATTCTACCTCATCTGTAAGCCGTTTGAAAAGGGCAACGCCACCCGGTTCCCAGATCGCCCCGCCCGCCGGGAAAGCTGAGGCATGAGCCTGCCCACCACTGCACAGGAGCTGTACGACCTGCTGGCGGGCGATGCAACGTGGGCAGGAGCGAGCTTCCATGGCGGGCGGGCAGTGTTGTGGCAGGTTTCCGGGGTGCGTCAGTCGGTGGGCAGGCCTAGGGTTTTGGCCAACCCTCACGCATGATGGATTGCATCTCGTGGGACGATAACTCGTTTTTCAGGTACTCGCTAGTCCCAGCACCAATAACAACCAACCCATTTACCGGGCGCATTGTTGAGCGCAAAACCACGTTTTTACTCGGATCCCACGCCACCGATCGCGGCACGGTGCCGCCTACTGGTATCTCGTGCAACCATTGAAGCCCAGCCGCTTCCGCTAACGGTCGTGCGGCATCAGTGCCGACCAACGTAACGGGCATGCCTTTATCTAAAGCTGATTGAATCCTTTGAAGTGCTTCCTGATCTAGCCTTGATTGATCAGAGTCTTTGTAAACAACTAATTTTCCGTTGCTGCCCTCTGGTGTGCCGTAAACATCACCCAGCGCCTTTTTACGGCGCCTTGCTTCTCCCATGGTCGGTCGTGCGGTGGTGGCTTTCGCATTCTACCTCATCTGTAAGCCGTTTGAAAAGGGCAACGCCACCCGGTTCCCAGATCGCCCCGCCCGCCGGGAAAGCTGAGGCATGAGCCTGCCCACCACTGCACAGGAGCTGTACGACCTGCTGGCGGGCGATGCAGTGGTCAGCGCAGCTGTGGGCACGTACGCCCCTCGCGGCCAGAGCCCAGTCCCCGCCATCGCCGTGGTGCGCCGCAATGAGCAGCTACCCGAGGGGGTGGCCGTGGCTGGCCTGGAGGTGGTGATCCTCGCCAACCCCGATTACGGCACCGTGCCGTACCTGACCGGTGAGACGGGGCTGAACCCACAGTTCCGGCTGTACGTGTCCGAGTGGTCTGCCCTGCAGGTAGCACCGCAAGCGATCACCAATGCCGCCCTGGCATCAGGCACGGCCACCCTCACCTTTGCAGCCGCCCATGGCGTCGCCGTAGGCAAGCAGGTGGCCGTGAGCGGCCTCCCGGCCCCCTTCGCTGCCCTGAATGGCACCTTCACGGTGACCGCTGCCACCACGGCCTCACCATTCACCCTGAGCTATGCGCTGGCGGGCAGCACCATCGCCTCTGCTGCAGTGGCCGCTGGCGTGATGACCCCTTCGCCCGCAACCAGCCTGCTGGCCCTGCAGGTGCTGACCCAGCGGATCATCAGCCTCCTGCCGGGGTGCCGTGCGATGCCGATCGGCGGGGATGCGCCGGGGCAAGGGCTCGGGGTGCTGGATCAATACGCCATCAGCTGGACCAATCCCACCCAGTACGTCGTGACACCGGAGAGCTGAAATGGCAGGCAACGAATGGGTCGTTAAGGTCACCGCTGATGTAAAGGGCGTGCTCGATGCCTCGCGGCAGATCGGGCAGGCGGGGAAGCAGGCAGGGCAGGAGTTTCAGCAGGGCTTCGCTGCCAATGACAAACTGCTGGAGCGGCTGCGGAATCAGCTTAAGGAGCTGAGCCAGGGCACCAGTAGCAACGCCACTTCCCTAGGAGCGTTGAAGACCAAGCTCAGCGAGCTGAACCAAACCCTTGACAAGGCCGCCATAGGCTCAAAGGAGTTTGTGGCGGCTCAAAAGGAGATCGCCAAAACACAGCAGGAGATCAACGCAGCGCTGAGGGGATTTGCTGCGGGTGAAGAGACGATCAGCGGGCTTCGCAACAAGATGGCGGCGTTGAATGAAACGCTAGATCAGACTGTGATCGGGTCAAAGGAGTTTGTGGCAACCCAGAAAGAGATAGCGCAAACGCAAGACAAGCTCAACGCAGCCTTGAAAGGATTTAGCAGTAATGAAAACAGCATCCAAGGATTAACCAGTAAGCTGAGTGAGTTGAATGCTGTACTGCAGAAAGCCGAAATAGGCTCAAAAGAATTTGTAGCTGCACAAAGGGAGATCACGCAGACACAGGAGCAGCTTAACGCAGCATTGAAAGGATTCCAAGGCAATGAAAATAGCATTCAGGGATTGAACAATAAGCTGACGGAGCTGAATGCGGTATTACAAAAGGCAGAAATTGGCTCAAAAGAGTTTGTGATTGCTCAAAAAGAGATAGCGCAGACACAGGACAAGCTCAACGCAGCCTTGAAAGGATTTAGCAGTAATGAAAACAGCATCCAAGGATTAACCAGTAAGCTGAGTGAGTTGAATGCTGTACTGCAGAAAGCCGAGATTGGTTCAAAAGAATTTGTAGCTGCACAAAGGGAGATAGCGCAGACACAGGAGCAGCTTAACGCAGCATTGAAAGGATTCCAAGGCAATGAAAATAGCATTCAGGGATTGAACAATAAGCTGACGGAGCTGAATGCGGTATTACAAAAGGCAGAAATTGGCTCAA